AATGTCCGAGACATTACCATTCAAAAATTCAATGCGAACGAAGAACTGACCGCCATCAAAAAAATTCTTGGCCTGGAGCAAGGAAAGCAATACAAAGACGTATCTGAATTGCGTTATGGCCGTGTCATGGTGATGGCAGACCAAGACCACGATGGGTCTCACATCAAGGGTCTTCTCATGAACTTGTTCCATGCGGAGTGGCCAGGACTGATGAAAGCCGGCTTCCTATGTACACTGTTAACTCCAATTCTCAAAGCTACTAAGGGAAAGACCACGCTGTCCTTCTATTCCCTTCCTGAGTTCAATCAATGGAAAGAAACCAATTCGTTAGCAGGCTGGAAAATCAAATACTACAAAGGATTGGGCACATCTACTCCTGCGGAGGCACGTGAGTGGTTCAAGGACCTTCATGAAATCCTATACGAATGGGACGAGAAAACCGATGAATCCATGAATCTGGCATTCAACAAAAAACAGGCAGATGACCGCAAACGATGGCTTAGCCACTATGATCCCACAAAGATGCTTATTCCTGTGGAGGCTAAGGCATCTTATACCAACTTCGTAAACGATGAGCTGATTCATTTCAGCAACGCCGACAATATCCGTTCCTTACCTCATGTTATGGATGGACTCAAACCCTCTCAACGTAAAATTCTATTCTCGTGCTTGAAACGAAATCTGCGTGACGAAATTCGCGTAGCACAACTCGCAGGTTATGTCTCTGAACATGCTGCATACCATCACGGTGAAGCATCGCTGAATAGCACCATTATTGGTATGGCACAGAACTTTGTTGGGTCAAACAACATCAATCTGTTGAAACCTGTGGGTCAGTTTGGTTCTCGTCTGATGGGTGGCAAGGATGCGGCTTCTCCTCGTTATATCCATACCTATCTTGAAGACATTGTGAATACGATGTTTCGAAAGGAGGACTCTGCCCTTCTGAAATACATTGATGACGACGGTGATGTCGTGGAACCTGAGTATTATCTACCTGTTGTTCCTCTGTTAGCGATTAATGGCTCAGTGGGTATCGGTACAGGCTATTCTACTGATATTCCGCCTCACAAACCAGATGACATCATCTGCTTGCTTCGTCATCGTTTGGAAGGTTCAATGGAATCCTTGGCAGGTCATCCCTTAGACCCATGGTGGTTTGGATTCAAGGGCACGACTCATCGTGCGGATGAAATGACGTGGATTACGAAAGGCATGTATACCATGGATGATGATAAAAAGAGCGTAACCATCACAGAGTTGCCTGCGGGTACCTGGACGAAAGACTACAAAGCATTCCTGGATGGATTGTTGGAAGTCGAAGAGAAAAAATCCAAAGATGCAAAGAAAGAAGCAAAAAAAGCGGAAACGGGTTCAACGACATCGGCAAAAGGCGAAGTGGAACCATGCGGATTGAAGGGATTCGATGACTTATACAATGATGTCGATGTACGATTTGTACTCTACTTCACAGAAGAAGGGTATGATGCGTTGAAGGATAACATTGATAAGTTCGAGAAGCAGTTCAAGCTAACGTCGTCGTGGAAGACCACTAATATGACATGCTTTGATACCGAGTTCAATATCGTAAAGTACAAGACGGTGGGCGACATTCTGGAAGCGTTTGTGGAGAAGCGCTTGCCAATGTATGAAGCACGTCGCAAGAATATGCTGGAAGTCCTCGAGTCTCAAATGCGGGAACTCGATGCGAAACGACGATTTATTCAAGCAATCATTGATGACCGTCTAGTGCTTCAGAAGAAGAGTGATGAAGAGATTGTCGCAGGATTAAAAGCATGTGAGATTCCTGCGTTGTCGAATCTGGAAAAGCCAGATGAGTATGATTCGTACGACTATGTGTTACGTATGCGCATGGATCGTGTGAAACAATCTGCTGTGATTGAGCTGGATGGACAGTGGGAAGAAAAACGTGCGGAGAAAGAGCGTGTCGAGGCAGAAACCGGCTCCTCTCTGTGGCTGGCAGATTTAGAAGCGTTCCGTCTAGCATGGGTACAATACTCATTAGAGCGTGTAGCTAGCTCTGTTTCCGTGGGTTCGTCTGAAGCCAAAGTGATGAAGAAGCGTAAACCTGTCATTGCTAGAAAGTAAACGGTAAAGAATAAAAATATATTTTTTATGTAATAAAATTGATATTCTCTACTGCGTAAATCATACTCAACAATGAAATTTCCTATTACTCGTGAACAATTACAAGCCTATGATCCAGAAATGGAGAAGATCGAACAAGCTGAACAGGATCTAGAAAAAGGCATTACACGACTTGTAGAACAATTATGTACTGATTTCAAACAACGTATGCCAGTCTATTATCGATACAAACAATATGTACAATATGTAAGCGTAGATCATCTTCAGACCACGGTACCACAATATATTAATCGTATCAATGCACCATGGTTTATAGAACGGTATCTGAAACGAGTAAAAGAAATGTTTATCGGATGTGAGGTAACCTACACCGCATCCGATGCAAAATTAATAATTGATTGGTCGTAATTAGAATTTGATATTATTTTTACATCATCGGCTTGAAAGGTAATGATCTGGAACCTGCGCTCGACATATTCAACGGTTTCTCTAAAGGTACTGGTAAGTGACTAATATCATTCAAATAATAATGATAATGATCGATCTCAGACATAATACGGGGTGCGGCCCAATCTACCACTAGTTTATTCAGTTCTTGGATTTGTCCCTCGATGTTATGCGGATTGTTTTTCGCATACTGTAAATACATGGCACGCATAATCATTTTCAACTCATCAACATCTTGATCATCAATTTGGTATTGTTTCGGTCCAGACATACGGTAGACTTCTTTCTTGATCGCATTCTGGATCACCGTCGCGTTCCTACGGGTAAAAAAGGTATCAGACAAAACGGTATGGTCCCAATTTCCCCGGAGCATATCGCCTGCGAAACTAGCCTCTGTTTGCTTGGGGTAACTGAATCCTGCGGAATCCGGTACGGGGGCACCGGTGTTCGAAGATGAGGGGGTCAGGTTCACGCGACCATTCTGACCTCCGAGACCATGTCGGGTATACGGGAGTTCAAATTCAGGAAGGGGCGCACCGGTTGACATTCTATCAACCCTCCGTGTTTTTTTTCTAAGTTCTGAATATAAGATGTCTTCCGTTACCCGTTTCATCCGCCAGATCCAGCCTGATACTGCGTATTACTCCGCCGCCACTGTTGCTGCTGCTGTTGCCGGCGGTGCTACCAACGCCGTGTTCGAACTCGTGCCGGCTGCCGGCAATGTCGTTGGCAACTACCCCCCTGGCACCATGACCTCCGCCTCTACTGGTTTGGCTACCGCCATTGCCGCTCAAATCGCTGGCGCGGGTGGTGCTGCCAATGTTGTTCTCCGTGACATGGGCAAGACTGTCCGCACCAATGTCACTGGAACCTCCAACATTGGCTTTTTCCGCCAGGTCCAGTTGATTGCCCCTGCTGCCATCACCTCTTACATCGGTGGCGTTGGAGGCAGCAACTTCGGTGTGTTGGGCAACATCAACGTCCCTGACGCTAACACGGACTACGTTACTTTCTATGTCCCGATTGTGGCCTTGGGTGCTTCCACCAACGTTGCTAACATCTCGTCTCACACCATGTTCCAGCAGTAAATTGTGTGTACTTATTTATCTTTTATGATATGAACTATTAAATGGTTTATATGATAAAAATAACTTTACGATAGTAGAATGAACCTCTATTTAATCGGATTCATTGCCGTTGCCTTTATGATTACGGTAGGAGGTGCTTATCAACTAAATAGTACCGGTCAAACCTATGGCGCAGTTTTATTTTTCATCGGCTCCCTTATCCTTTTTATTGTTTATGGAATGAGATGGTTTGGAGATTCACCTTTATTCACTACTACTCCGGGCCCATGGCCCCCTGTCATTAACTCATGTCCTGACTATTTAACCTATTATAAGCGAACCGTTGGAGGAATTCAAAAAGATACATGTATTGATACCATTGGTGTTTCAAAGGATAATTCTCTCTTGTCTACTTTTCCAAAAGATGGATCCATTCCTGATAACGATAGCTACTATCTTGACATTTCAGGAATGAGTTCGGATCCAGCAACGAAAAATACACAAATGTGTACTGCGGCTATCAATCAGAAAGTTACATGGGAGGGTGTTACAAATGGAGAGAGTTGTGTAAGTCCGATTGCTCCTGGATCAAGTGGTTCTGCTAGTGGAACAGGTGGTGCGAGCGGGGCCGGTGGAGCAGGCACAGGATGCCCTGCTCCTGTGGCGGCACACTAAGTGCGTTTGAATTCCGTTAAAACAATCTACGATAGGAATGTGAATGGGTCTGATGGATTCAATTAGACCACTTCACCCCTCTTACGCATCCATAGTTTAGTGGTAAAATGGCTCCCTTCCAAGGAGTCGTCACGGGTTCGATTCCCGTTGGATGCATTCGGTGCTACACCATTTTTAAATTACCTTATTAATTTTAAAATGATATGATGAATGTAAAGAATCGTTTACCAATACTCCATAGTATGGTTCGAACCAGTTTACCACAAGAAGAAACAGCATGTCTTCATCCTGAAACCGAAGAGGCTATGTTAAAATGGCTCAAAACACGTTCACATCCTGCGTTTCTTTTAATTGGTCCACCAGGCGTAGGAAAAACGACAATGGTATATCGTGTATGTAAACAAGGAAAATTCTGGGTACAAGAATTTAATGCCAGTCATACACGAACCGGCTCTTCTTTCCGCCAAACCATTCTCCCCCTTTTAATTGAAACAGGTGTAAGCAAATGGATTCATCCTACTACTCCCAATGGACGTGTTGTTCTTCTTGATGAAATGGATGGGTTATCTCAAGGTGAAAAAGGAGGACTCCAAGAACTTCTTGACTATTTGAAATCCAAACGTAACTTTTCAGAGGATTGTCCACTTGTTCTTATTTGTAATGTTCTTGAAGGCCGTATTATGCAACAACTTCTAAAATTTTGTTGTGTTCATTACGTTAATATGCCAAAGAAGGAAAAACTTATTGAATTCTTTAAAAAAGATATCTCTGATTCTCTTTATCAGCTTGGTGATATTCGTAAAGTATCTCAAAGTTTGATTTATTCTGAAAAATCAGTATCTCATATACGTGGAAAAGAAGAATCCATGGATCAAAATATTCATGTTGCCATTCGTGCTGCGTGGTTTACTTTATTTGAAAACTGGGGAGAAAATGATGAACTGGATCTTGAAACCAAAGATGCGAATTTAGCGGGTCTCTTATTTCATCAAAATCTACCTATGTTTTTAGAAGATGCGCATAAGAAAAAGAAACCCGTTCCATTTGAAGCCTATGAAGAAATCCTCGATTATTTACGTTGGAGTGATCGTGCTGATTTTTGGGCTTTCTTTCATCAATGCTGGAATCTACTTCCTCTTTCCTATCGTCTTAAATTAAAATATCCTAATTTATATCTTCAGTCTTATAATAAACCTAATATTATTCCTGAACCATCTGGACTACAATATACTATGGTACTTACTAAACAATCTGCCCTCTTTAATGCCTGGAAAGAAATGAATCGTGTAGCTAATGAGCATCATATCCCATTTCGATGTGTAACACAATGGGCCACACATCAAACTGGTAAATTATATGATACACTTGGTGTTAAACTTGAATCTCCGAATGTAAGTGAAGAATCTGTAATGGCAATGTTCTCCCCATCCTCTGAGAAGAATGGAGTAGTACCTGTTTCGACTCGTAAGAAGGTAGTTCGTGGTAAAAAATCAAGTGCGTTGTAGAAGTAAGACTTAATCCTCGGATCGCATCTACATTTGATAGAAAGAGAAGACGAGTTATTCCTTTTTGAAAGTTACGAACTGTTTTAATCAGTGAAAATAGATTGTTCTCTATTCTTTCTGCTTTGATTCCTATCTGCTCAAATCTCTCCATTAATTCGTAGTAAATATTTGTAAATGGTGAATAAATAATAAATCGCCCTTCCTTATTTTCACGAAGAATATCGAGACATACTTCCATTTTATTTTTAGCTAACATTCGATCTTCCGAGGGTAATGTTTCTAAACAATGAATCCGTTGTACATCCATTCCTGATCGACAAGTAGGACATTTCATATTGATTAATGCATTCTTTAGAAGACACTTTCCACAAAATAAATGATAACAGCATTGGACCATGGTTGGATATTCACACTGTTCCAGACAGATCACACATTCACGATCATTGATCATACGTTGGATCAAATGATGCTTTTCGATCGGCTGTCTAGATCGATACTCCTCTATGGATTGAAATTCGATCCCCAATGATTGAAATAAATGCGGTATATTTTTGGATCGGACTGTTGGATCTCTCTGACGAGCCAAATAAAAACTTATCAATGAATTGAGTGTCATATTCGGTTTACATTGAAGATTATGATATTGAGGTACTGGTAAATTCATGCTTTTTGTGATATCTTCGGTACGATTACGTAAAATCATACGACCCCTTTCAGGATGATGAAAAGAAATATACTCTTTCATAAACGCGGAAGATACAAGCTGTCCTTCATAATGAACAGTAATGTCTTCTAATAACCAGTTTTCCAGATCTGGGTGGATCGTAATTCGATCACGTAAAAAGAATAAATTACTTTTGTTTATCGTTGGAGTTTTAATAATTAGTGGAATCCAGTTATTTGTAATCAACCATAGAAATTGAAATCGAAGGGGTGGATCCGATGAATGAAAAAAGATCGCTGAGGCTTCATCGATCATGATCTGATCCCACTGAATTTGATATGTGTTTACATATTCCTGAACATGTTTATAACATTTATCGGTTGTGATCACAATTCGATGTTGAAGGATCAATTTTGAGATCGCATCGCCTTTCATGATCCGTTTGGTTTCGATCGAAACATAAGGCAAAGACGTATGTTGATCAAACTCTTGTTTCCATTGACCAAATAAACGATGTGGAACAACGATCAAATGTGCCCAATTTGTTTCAGAGATCGAATGAAGACGATGGGAAAAGAAATACGCAGAAGAATGAGCGGTTAATTCTGATGTCATCTTCGTAGAAATAGAGAGATGCGATGCAAGATACGCGATCATACTCAGTGTTTTCCCTGATCCTGGTGGATCGGCCACAATTCCTACTTTTCCATTAATGGCTTGATCTCCTACTAAAAATCCTCTTGTCATTTTTTCTCGATACTGGCGCATACCCTGTATAAGTGTATTTTGATGCGGATATAATTTAGTTTTAATCGTATCTGGTGTTATATACGAAGAATCTTGATGTAATGTATTATTAAATACATTATTTAATAACACTAATTTATCATAGTGAAAATCGTCAGACATAATTACTTAATGGTACGTTCTATTCTTTAGGTACAATAGAATAAACGTAGGGATGCTTCTTTCACAAAATCCTCTAGTTTATAACCTGTTTCTCTCATTTTTTCTTTTGCTTTAACACTAGATGATAGATGTTCCTCTCTAAGAGTATGTTTATCTACAGTATTGTCTGTGTGACAAATTACAAGAATGGTCTTTTTTGGATCGAGTTGAATCATTTGGTGTTGATAATTATCTAAAAATGACACTTCTTCTGCCTTTGTAACATATTCATCATATTGATGTTTATCTGAATATCGTTTTCTCCACGCCATTGTTCCATTTGTCGCATGATTCGTATGATAAGGTCCCATTACATATATTTTTTTGGTATCTTTATAATACAAATACATCTCAGAAGATCCTGCCAAATCTACTCTTGGATATTTGGTGAAGGATTGAACCACCGTTTTAATTCGATCTGCTGGATAATAATCATCATCATCCATCGCCACAATAATTTCTCCTTTTGCTTCTCGATTTAATCGATTACGTTTTGCTCCAATCCGCATTTTTTCAGGATGAGACAAATAGCGCAGATTTGGAATGGTTTTGGATGCTTCTTCAAATAGATCATTTACTTTGTCACGTCCATCATCTAGAATGATCCATTCCATTTTCTCCTTTGGATAGGTCTGATTCTTATAAATTTGGATGAGCGTTGGAATAAAGGCTCGGCGATTATACGTAGGTGTAACAACCGATACAGTAATATCCATGACGTACGTAATACGCACTTCTTTAGATTATTTATTTGGATGTGGTGGTATTATTGTAGGCAGGTGGCGCATTCTTAGGGGCGTTATTGTAGGCGGGTGGAGAAACATCATTTGATGTACTTTCTGTATTATTGTACGCAGGAGGCATGGGAGCTTCTACTGTGTTTTTAACATTCTCTCCATTTTTATTTATCGGTACAATAACGGGTGGCATGGGGGCATTCTTTGTTTCTGACGGTTTTTCAGGTACTTTTGGTATATCATGTAGATGCTCGATATTATCTGATAATTTCTTAAATCCTTCCGCAATAAATGGCAAATTCTGTACTTTATTAAAATAAGTAAACGCCTTCTTTAATGATTCCATATAGTTATTCATAATAATAGGAAGTTGTTTCGCATCCTTCTCATTCTTTGGGTATGTAAAAGGGTACATGAAAAAATAACCAAGTGATGTAATGGGTTGAGTTGTAGTAAGAGGTAAGAGTGCAAAGATCGTTGGCATAATCTTTGCTTTTGGACCATCCGATAATTCATTCAAGTAATACTGATACCCCCATTTACATAGATAATATCCACCTAAAATTACTAAAAAAGGTGTGAATGTAAAGCAAATGAAGAACGTAAAAATAAAAAAGATTAAACGAATTGGAACAGAATACACAATCATCTCATTGGTTACATACATACTTAAAATTAAGGCTACAATCGGGACAATCAATGTGGATGTTCCTGATGAAAACTGCTTCCATATCTTCTTCGCAAATCGAGATGCGCTGAACGTATTGGGATCTCCATCCGTAGCATCCGAATCTTCTGGTGGTGTATCATCCGCTTTAGGAGGTAATAACGGGGCAGATTGTTCTGAAACAAATTGATTTGCATTAGGATCCGTTACCGCATTAAAGGCATGGTAGGTTGCCTTATTTTTTAAATTCGTTAACATCGTTCCCAACAATGAATCCGACATCCTATGACGGTACACGATTAAAAAAGAACCTTATAGCGCATACTTCAATCCACCCATACCAGATGAAACCGTGACCCAATTCAAACTCTCCACATATACAGTAATCTGGTACTGATAAAATGTATTTGCTGGTAATGCGTTTACATTTAGATCCAATTGAAATGATTTGATTCGACTGCTATTAATGGAACCATATGGTTGTGTATTCGGAGAGGCCAATGCGAATGGATAGACAATTAAATTGGGATCAGGAACACCCTTCAAATATTTCCATGGAACTACTTGTGTAAAATATGGAATTGGCTTTTCTTCCTGTAATGGATTTCCATCGCCTAAAATAGTAAGTGTATTCATAATCGACTGCTGACCATTTAATACAAGTGTACCTGTCGCAGATGTCAAATTAATATTACCTGGCCAACCACCTCCTGTTGGAATAAATTGCGGTTTATTAGGATTTACCCAATTCGTAAAATTATCATATTGATTACGATTGATGATAGAATCAGAACGTCTTGGTAATAAAATTAATCGTTCAATCGGATTATGTGTATCCAACTCCACAAATTGACGCGCAGTAATGTTATCAAAACGATACGTACTAATCTGTCTTACTAGATATTGAAGTGACTCTGATGAAAATTGTGTACGTTCATCATCCGTTACATACACATAGGTCATTTGAATTCTCGGCTGAAGATCCCATGTATTGAGTAATGGGATAGGAGTTCCAATATCGGTCAAAAAATTATTAATCGTTACATCGGTGATATCGGATACCGCGCTATAATACACATTACCTGGTTGTAATGACACAGGAGATGGATTAAAAATATATCCAGGGGCGGTCTGATAACCATTAATGTCCAAAATACGATACAATTCACGAATGGGACGAAGTGTTAATTGAATTTCACATTCATGATACTCAAGAGATACAAGAGGCAAGGATCCGAAAGTTGATTCCGCAAACCAAACTGGTAATGGTACTTGAAGTTGACGACCTGAAATGGATGGACGGTTAATATTGGGTGGCATCGTTGTTGAGCCATTTACACCGTTATTGTTATAAACAAGTGGATATCCTGTTCCCATTGAACCACCCGCATACATCCCGTTTGCGGGATCATAAAGTTCAGGAACATTGCCCACAAGCACTTGCCATTTTTTAAACGCATCCTGATCCAAATCACATTGTGCTTTTGCCATCATATAGGTTCCATCAAACTCCTGGATTTTTTGACCACCAATAAAAAATGCGACATTTTGAAGAATATGACATCCAATGTAATTTACCCATGCGAAATTGTACTGTGAATTACGAGCACCTTGTGGCAATTGAAGATATTTACAATAGATATCGGGTAAGTTAAATACAAAGTATACATCTCGAACCAAATCCGCAACACGTTGAATCTTCATTCGAAGTTGAATTGGTTGATCAAATGATAGATCTTGCGGACCATCCATCGCAAATGTGACCGATTCTTCCGCGAAATGCGAATATTTCTTGAATGTTTTATAAAAATATGTGAAATCTGGATTTCCACTTAATAGCACATTTTGCGCTCCGTAGGCAACCAATGAAAAGAGTCCCCCGCCTGGCATTACTAGTGTTGTACTAGGTAATCTATAAGTCCTTTAGATCTACAGATTAACTTTATTTCATATATTAAATTTACTTTGATTGTGTCCACCAGTTATCCGCCATATATGGGGGAATATCCATTGATTGGGTCGAATCCATCTTGGAAGAGGGTCCCTGATTCATCAATTGTTGAATTTCAGAATAGGACAAACCATAACTGAAATAGGTTAGACGACTCAGTAAGCCATTCATTGAACCGAGAACATTAAAATCATTCTCACCTAATGAGGTAACCTTCGATTTCGACAACAAAATGCGACGATTACTAAAGACACAAATATCCTGATAGTTTTGATAAGGTGAAAATCCATCAAATGTCATTTTCTTTGCAATGTTACCATTCACATAAATCTCAAGGGCATGTTCTTTGCATACCACAACAATATGAACCCATTTGCTAACTGGAATATTCTCTACATCAATGTAATTGTTCCATGTCTTATAGGTATTCATATACACTCGGAGTGTATTTTGATCAGAACGCATATAGACACCGGGTGCCATAAGTGGAAATTGAGAAGCATAACCCTTATGAAAGATATGATAAAGACCCATTGTTTGATCGGCGCTTTGAAATGTTGTTGGATTTACATTCAAATAAAAGGAATAACTAAACTCCACTCCTGTACGCTCATTGCTTGATAAATTTACAGTATTGGATCCAGATATATTCGGATTCTGTGGAATCGTAACCGTTTTATCATTATTGATAGTATTCTCGATGAGAGTTGTTCGATTAATAGATAATCGATTATAATATTTGTACATTAATTCAACAAACATCAATACCAACAATAGAATGCCAACATAAATTAACCCATGAACAATTTGAGTTCCTATACCGCCGGACCCATTTGATATATTCGTCGATGGTGTATTTGTAGAACCTAGAATATTACTGAACATTGGGCTCTCCTTTTTATTCATTGTATTATTTATTTGGACTCTTAGACCGCTGGGCCAAGCATGTAGTTCTTATATACTGCTTCTGGATTCAATGCTGCATCATACATAGTTGTAGTAGAAATTTGTCCACCAAATCCGCCAAATGGCAAAAGAATAGCAGAATAACCACCCGAATCCACCTTATAATAAGAGGGTAAGACACATGAGCGTGCCAATTTACCATCCAAATACATATCCACCGTTTTTCCATTCACGGCTACCGTAAGATTTACCCAGCGCTGAAGATCAATTTCTGGCAAGTCACAAATAGTAGATACATCCAATAATCCTGAATCCGTTTGTGGTGTAGTAAATACTGCGTTGCGAGTCGCATTCGGAAGTGCCTCGGATGCGGTCGATGTTGATGTGGCGGTGGTTACTGTACTGGAATCTTTAGTATGAAATCGAACCTTTAAGGATGGTTTCGTAGCACCAAGATAGACTCGCAGTGTATCAAAATTGGGTCCACCAATCAACACGATCGGCTTATTCATATTCATATGATATGTCCAATTATTGACATAGATCCATGTACTAAGTGTAAATTCACCGCCTTCAAATAATCCTGGAAGCTTTGTGGATGGAATGGTAACAGGACTAGAAGGATCAGCTGTTGCCGATTGATTCGCAGTAATAAGAGGAAACGCATTTCCTGTTTGTACTCCAAATAAATATTGATATAAGTAATACAAACCAATTAATCCAGCAAAAAAGATGAGATAAGGAATCATTCTCATCACGGGGGAGGATGAATTATTTGAGCTATTCATGTTTCTGTTTGATACATGGATATTCTATCAAGGTCATTACGCATAAGGCGTACTCCATTTAAGAATCTGATTGACAGGGGGCTGTGTAATTGGTTTACACGGTAAACCGGGAGGACATTGTGCTAATAATGATATGGTTGGAAGACTAGCATTAAATGTATTATCTTCTAAAACAAGCTGATTGGTATCAACGAATGTTAATCGTGTACGTTCAATATCAGTAGGAGTCATACGAACTCCATTAATTACAACATGAATTACAGCTCCATCCAATCCAGTATTTCCAACGGATACAGGGCTTGAAATCACTACCGGATAATGCTCTAGACGATGTGATGCTACAATTTTATTATCATATATTACGTCAAATCGGCGCCCATCACGTAAAATAGCAATAAAGATCCATTTTTGTTTTGGAATGGGTGGTAGTTCAATCATTTCATCATGTGTACTTGTTCCTTGTCCATTCGTACGTACACGAAGACGAGCTGATGTATTCTGTTTATCATTCGGGGCATTGGATACTTCTAGATACCAATTATTCGCAATTTGGAGAAAGGGTATATAATTGTTTCCATATTTTGCGGTTCGATCGCCATTTCTAAAATTAAACATTCCCATCACTGTACATCCATTATTTCCTAGCAGTGTCTTTTGTGTTACATCAGGCATAACAATATCTTTTTTTGAGGAAAGAGGAGTAAGAGTAGGAAGTACATCATTCTTTCCACCTCCTGGATAAATAACAAATACGACTAAATAAATCGTTACGACAATCAGAATCAATACGACTGCGATGACTCCAAATGACATCCTATCTATGGATTGGATTATCGATCTAAAGTATATGTCTTAATTCAATCCAATGGCGGGTATTCCTGATTGTACCTTAACGACTGCATGTTATTTTCTTCAGCCGTACCATGCGCAAGCAAGAGGAATGAAAGAAACTGTGGAATCCATGGAGACACTTCTCCGTATTCCTTGCTATCTTGTGATTTATTGTAATGCGGTAATGGAACCGATCTTACGTGAACGACGTGAACCATTTATGTCCTTAACAAGAATTGTTGTACAAGAGTTTGAAGAATTATGGTGCTCTTCGCTTGTTGACAAAGTTAAAAAGAATCGTGAAGTATTTTGGCCTACTCGTGATCATCGAACATGTGCGGAAACACATATTCTTACCTGTAACAAAGCTGATTTTGTTCTACAGACTATTCAATCTAACCCATTTCATACTACCAAATTTGGATGGATTGATGCGAACATTGGGGTAGATGGTTCAAAAATTTCTAATCAATATAATAACCATTTGCTTCTTCATGTATTACATAATCTTACTAATAAATTTCATCTACAACTTCTCAATGTTACTGATAAAAAATACAAACTGGCAGAATGGAAACGCGAATATTATATGGAATATCGATGGGTAGCATGTGGCTGTCTATTTACCACAACAAAGGCGATTGGAATGACCATTTTAAATAGAATCAAAGAATTAATCATAGAAACAACCAATATGGGTTATGGTCATGGAGAAGAAATGTTTTATTTAGAAATACTAGATGAATTTTATGATGATATTCACCGTTCCTATGGAGATTATAAAGATATGTTACATAACTTTATTAAGCCCACAACTAATTTTGTGTATATTTACTGGAGTGTTGTTATGCGATATTTTCAAATGGGATATTGGAAAGAATGTATTGAAGTATGTGACCTATTAATTCGTCAATATGATAACTTTGCCCTTGAACTTAACTATGACTTGTATGTTCGTTTGTATTCTGTCCTCTATTTATCTTTAAAACACGTCGATCTAAGCCGAGCGAATATCATTACTCATACTATTCGTCAACACTATTATACCAATCCACTGTTTGCACAACAATTTAATAATTTAAAATTTCTATGCGGAATGGAAGAATTTACTGTATAATTAGGATGAATCTGTAGAACACGATGAAGTAGATGGCATTGGTAATGCTCCTAATGGTGTAGTAGTAACAAGAGATGGCTGAGCATATCGCATTTCAGAAGTAGAGAGAATACGATTCCAAATCTTAAGGAGAGGATAGAGAGCAATCATTGACTCTTGTGGTAGAGCGGAATCAATAGGACCCGTTACATTTAACAGATTATAATCATACTTTCGCGTTTTTACGAGTGTTCCATTAAGATAGACTTCAATCGCTTTTTCCATCACAATGATTCCAAGACGAAAGGATTGTTGAACCGGTACATTTGAAATAACAACGTTTTCTTCGCTCTTTGTAACGGACGTTCCTGATAATACCGATACTACCAAGTCATTTGTATCTGGTTTTAATGCTACTACCAAATTATACGTATCTAACATGCCAAGAAAGGTATCGGAACCCGTCGGAGTATCCTTTCGAACTGCTCCACGACTAAATAAGATACGATATCGATTTGAGAATTGTAATGGATTTTGGATAAACATGTCGAGAATCATAGAATACCCCCATGATCTGCCCTGAATGGGTAATTGACTTTCCACAATTTCGGGATGAGTTCCATCTTTCCATAGAACAACTCCATCATCTGCGCCTGGAACGGGAATAATACCGGGACCACCGGGACGTAATTGAAAAATAGGTGTAATAAAGAAGTGAACAATAATCAATACAAACAACATAATAACCAATACTGCTAAAACATACGTGGTAACGGTTCCGATTACGGACATGCTAGAACCGGATGAAGTAGAAGTCGATGAACCAAACCAACTAGACGAAGATGATGAACCAGTTGATGATGAACCAAAAAATGATGAGTTGGTACTCGATTTAACTGTATTCAAAAATGGGGTAAATGTGTTTGAAACATATTGGGTTACAGATGTAGCCATTTCTCTATTATTACTCTTACATTCGATTCACGACATACGCAACACCTCCTACTACTGATAAAATTGCGGTTCCCGTAAGGAATCCCTTTATAAAAGAACGATGATCTACTTCATTCATATCTTCCTTTGTCCACACAGGTGAACGATTTCGAGCACCTACTTTTTCATAATACGCAAGAACTTCTTCCAATGTCCATTCTACTTTTCCTAGCATCTTGTTAACATGATTGTGAATCATGATTGTCCATTTAATAAGATCTGTACGAGAATCAAGAAAGGTAGTAATTGGGTTTTTGGTAAGATGTTCACGATAGTGCTCTCGGCAAATGGAGCAGGGAAGTAAGTACGCAAGCGATTCATAAAATTCTTTTGCACATTTCTTATCCGTGTAGGTTGGGTTTTTCGGATATCCAAGTGCAACAATATGGACTGTGTGCCAAAAGAAAGGCCCCCATACGCTTGGTGGAAATTGCATTCTATTTATGATCCATCCTTTCTTCTTTCCTTTTCACACATATGGTCTAAAGACTAACGCTGATCTCTCCTCTAAGGAATTCTATATGAATCTAACCCGGACACAACATTGTACGAATTGCGGTCTAACAGGACATGTATTTCGTAATTGCTTATCACCTGTTACAAGTTATGGTCTAATTGCCGTCCGATATCAAGATGATACACATATTACCAGTCTTTTTTCACCCACTGTTTCAAATGGTAATGATTCGATACAATTTCTTATGATTCAAAGAAAAGATTCCTTATCATTTGTTGAATTTATCAGAGGGAAATATAGTCTTCATGATGATACATATATTGCTAAATTACTTCGAGGAATGACACAGAAAGAACAGGAATTACTTCTTACCAAGACATTTTCCGAATTATGGTTTGAAGTGTGGGGTGAATCATCAAGTGTACGTTCTCATCGCGCGGATTATGAATCATCTGAACGCCGATATGCCCTCATTGCAGAACGTTTGCCATCATTAGTTCATGAAAATCGTTCAAAATGGACTGAACCTGAATGGGGATTTCCAAAAGGACGAAGAAATCCATATGAAACGGATATTGGTTGTGCGATTCGAGAGTTTCAAGAAGAAACTGGCCTGAATGCGAAGGATTTTACTATTTTACATAATACGAATTCAATATCGGAAACATTCTTTGGTTCTAATCAAGTTCATTATTGTCATAAATATTATATTGCCATCTGTCATAAATCCATCGAGGTAGAAATGAACATAAATAATTTTCATATGACACGAGAAGTAGGTGACATTAAATGGTGTTCACTGGATGAAGCCACCTCCAAGATTCGTCCGGATAATGTTGAAAAGCGAGAGATCTTATTAAAAGCTGGAAAGATCATGAAAAATTTTCATCCCGTTTCTACCAGTGAAATGGCTCGCCATTCCTCCTCATAATTTATTTATAGTTATAACTTTCTAACTTCTTCTCTTTTCCAAATGAAGCGTTTAGAAAGAAAATGAAATATAATACTATAAATAGCATGTCGGGAGAGTCAGATAACTCGAATACGAGTTTATATAATGACCCGTTCGCGGTACCTTCCGAATCTCCTTTGGAGAAATCACCTGTACAGGCCTCTTCTCCTATTGAGGCTCCTGTACAGGTTAAAAATAATAGTGCGTCTGCGAATGACGAATCAAATGTTAATGAATCCGTTAGCGATTCATCAAATGAATCCATTGCTGTACCGCCAAATGTAGCACAGAACGTTGAAAATAATCATGTGGAATCAAATATCGCAGTACCAGACGTTCAAAATAATAATCAATCAAATATCGTTTCTCGTTCTTCATCAAATTCAGAATCTAGTACATCAAGCGAGTCTTCGAATAATGAATCAGATAACTCGATTCCAGAAAAAATAGAACCTGTCGTGCCTGTAATACCCATATCTGTACCAAAATCCACTGGTCCTCGTA